TTTTCTTCAGCAACATTAACATTACTTGCTGCAGCACCTGTACGAATATAGGCTTTACGAAGATTAGTTTCTAACTGATTAATACCTTCAGGTCCCTGCATCAAAGCAAGAGCGATTTGTGCACGCTGTTTAGTTGCGTCACCAACACCATAAGAACCTAAGTAATTATTTAACTGTGCTTTTAATTCATTTGGTGCGTTATCAATTTTACTAAACACATTGTCAACACGAGCCTTTGCTTCATCAATAGAAACAGCACCACCAATTAAAGCATTGTAAGTATTTTGATTAGCAAGTTCACCAAGATTATATTGATTAAACAAATCACGATAAGTTTGTTCAGCAACAAGATATTGACCAGGAGTATAAGTAGGTAAACCTAATGCTTTGCGACCTTCATTACCAGCAAAGCGTGTCTTATATGCTTCAGTGGTAGGTAGAAGAAGTGATGCTTCCTCAGCACCATATCCTTCTGTCATGAATCTTTTAATCTCAGGAATCAAAGTCGTTAGATTGTTATCTGTAAATTCTTTTTCAAGAATAGCAAAAGCACTACGACGATTTTGTTCTAACGCTGCAGCAGCAGGGTCAGGTAAAGTTGGTGGGACTACAGGTGGAACTACAGGCGGTGGTGCTGTTTCTGTAGGAGCAGCAGTTCCTAGTCCTGGAACTTTAAAAGTTGTACCAGAAAACAAAACAGTTTTACCTGATGACTGTCTAGCAGCAAGTGTAGGATTTGCTTTAATAGCAGCATTAACTTGTGCAACTGAGATACCTAAATCTCTAGCAATCTTAGCAGGAGTGTCACCCTTTTGAACTGTTACCTTACCAGTTTTATTATCTACCTTTGCCATTTATCTTAACCCAAAATCTTGAAGAATCTTATTTGCATAACCTGCTGCTTCTTCACGAGCATTAGTTGTGTATTCCCATTGTGGACTATTACGTAACATCTTATTGAAATCATTAAAGTTAGGAAGAGTTGATAAAGCAGTTTCAATATATCTATCATCAAGTTTAATTGTATCAGGATTAACTTCCAAAACATTAGCCATCTTATTAATGTATTGTGAAGCAATGTCTCTAACAGTTAAACCTTGGTCAATATATTGTCCAAGATTTTGATATCTAACCTTAGCAGTATTTTGTATTTTAAGTTTAGTTGCCTCTAAAGCATTTTTATCTGTTAAACCACTAACAGCAAACTTACGCACATCAGCATCAGATAAAGCAACATTGTAATCTGCAGCAAGTTTACGAAGGCTAGCAAGATTAGTACCAACAACACCGCCAACATTTTGAATACCTTTAGTATCAATATATCTGTCAACAAATTTTGCAGCAAGTAACTCACGGTCTTCTTTAGTAATACCAGGAGTTGAAACCTGGGTAGTAGTTGTGCCTCTTCTAGTGGTTACTTGTTTAGCAACTTTACTTTTCTCAAGTTTACTTAACTCTTTATAGTATTGTGCAGCGTCAGCAGGGTTAGCATTAACACCAACAGCGTCACGAATAAAGGTATTAAAATCTTCATATGCTTGTTCTTTAGGAGTAATAGATGGTTGCAAGAAAACACTTGTACCATCACCCATTCCTGATATTTCTTTATTGTATTCAACCTCACTAACAAGCCAAGTAGTGAAAGGTTTTTTTGTTACACTGTTAGAAACAGAATAGTTTTGAACAAGTTTATTCCAAGCAGTATTAGCAGAGTCTGCTGTTCTATAATTACTATTAGGATTATACTGTTGAAGTATTGTTAAGATTTCATCCTTAGTTGCTTTGTCGCCCTTAACAAATAAGTCTTGTGCTGCACCTAAAGTATATTCTTTACCTGCAACAGGAATCTTTGCAATATCATTCAAATCAGTAGGAAGTCTTTTAGTTACAGGTTTACTCATACCACCGCCACCACTTAAAATATTAGTTTCCATTCTACTTCTACTAGGAATCATAGTAGGTTTTGTTCTATTTACTAACGATGTTGCTTGAGGTAAAAACTTATTATATCTATCTTTTTTGTATGTAGACCAAGCAGTGAACCCATCTTCAGTTCCTTGCTTTCTTCTTTTTCTTTCTTCATAAATAGCAAGTGCTGCTTTAGCGTTAGTTAAAGGGTCAAGTAATTCTTCATTAGATTGAATGCCTAACATCTCACGACGAGTAGCACCTAAATCACCAATCATATTGATTTGAAATATGCCATAAGATAAGTCACCTGTTTCAGGGGTATTTCTTATCTTGTTAGCATCAAGTGGTTCATTCTCTGCTAAAGCAATAGCAACCATTCTTGGCAAAACTTCTTCAGGAAAACCAACTTCTCTTAAAAGAAAAAGAACTTCATCAAGATTTAATTGTCCTGTTGCTATCGCTTTACTCGGCATTTAAATCTCCAAATTTATCTCTATCAAGAAATCTGTCATACCAAAGAGCAAACTTTGGTGAACTATTCTTTAACTCACGAACTTTCTTATCAACTTCATCTTTAACAAACTGATTACTTTGAGCGTCAATATTTTGTGAAGGCATATCTTTAAGGTAGTCAACAACTTCTTCCCTGAAAAGCATATACTCTTCAAGTGCTTTAAAGGTAGGGTCAGATTTATACCAGTCTGATTCAGTGAACTTTTTATCACTTAACACAGTATCAATTGCTCTTAAAGTACCTTTATATTTATTTGCTTGAATACCTAAATCATACTCATTGAACCAAGTAGGGTTAACAGTTTTTTGTTCTTTAATCCAAGCATCTCTTTCATCCTTAAGGAATCCAGCACCACGAGAATTGTAAGAATCAAAACCGTTCTGTTGCACTTTAATATCAAATGCTTGCATAAACTTATTGTATGCCATCCAGCCCAAATCTATCTTAGCATTCTTGCTTGATTCTTCTAAAGAAATTGTTTCTCTGTAAAAATCTCCACCAGTACCTGGTTTGTTTTTTAACTGGAAATTATATGCTGCCCTATCAAACGTATTGTTTTCTCTGTCAACACCCCAAGCGTTAGTGATAAGGGTTGTTACATAAGGGTCTTCAGTTTGAATCTTAGCAACAAGGTCACGGTGTTTAACTAATTGTTCAGCAGAAACTGCTGTGGCTTCAGCACCTGTGGTATTCTTTGTTGGGCTAGTAATAATCATTTCATAATAGTCTGGATAGTTTTCATAAAATAAAGCATCTGCTTTTTCTATGCCATACTTTTCTGTGTAAGTTCTGTATATGTCAAAGTATGGTTTGTAATCAAGGCTAAGATTTGGAATAACAGCCATTACTTGGTTTATTCCAAGACGTAACATGAAATGCCAAACTGTTCTGTTTACAATTTCATCAGGTGTTGCTTCATCAATTCTTGTGCCGTCTCTAAACTTTTGATTCTCAACGGCTAAGATTTTATTAGCAGTTGTTAAGAATACACCATCATCAAGTTTTCTTGTTGCAGAAACACCACGTTTAGTCCATGCTGGAAGTAACATATCGTAAGATACAAACTCTTTAGATGGACCATATGGAAGAACATATGTGTCAACAAATCTTCTAATTGGTAAATTCTTACCAGTTGTTTCTTTATACTTTGCATCAAGATAAGGGACAGCATTAACTAAGTTAGATGCGCTTACTTGAATAACTGGACCAGCACCAGCGTTCCACCAAGGTTCGCCAGCAAAAGGAATATTTAAACGAGTAATAGGAAAAGATACACTTGCTAACGCATTGAAGAGTTTAGTGTTTCTCCAAGAGTTAGGTACTTGCATTGTGATTAAAGGCTCACCTGTTTGTGGGTCTTTATCTATAGCCTCTTGGTTCCAATCATCTTCCCATATTAAAGTTGGTCTGATAATTGGTGTAGGATTATTTGCTACTAAGTTGCTATATACACGTAAAGAGTTTAATTGTGCTTGGATAAATGGGGAAGCAAATGCAACAATTGAAGCAATGTTTGAATATCTATCAATTGTGTACAGTACACGTTTAGTTTCTTTTAATGCTTCACGATGCGCTGCTCTTTCAACACCTTGAATTTCTAATTCAGTTGCTGGTTTACCTGTGCGTTGTGTTTTTAACTGTAAAGCCTTTGCACCACTATCAATAGTTTTTTCATAAACGTTACCATAGAAAGGAACACGAGTGAAAGCATCTTCAGGCATTTCACCAGGAATAGGGCTCAGTTTACCTTCTAATTGAAGATTACCTAGGCGTGCTTCTAGTTCGTAAGGTGTAGGTATTTGTTCGTAAGGTTTATTTGCTATATCAAATCTAACACTTTGGTCAGGAAAATAAGTTTGAACTTCGTTCCATCTTGTAGCAATATAGTTATCTATATCGTACTTTGATTTACTTCTTTTCTCTTGTTTGATAGCAAGTTGTTTTTGTTCTTTTTTAGTTAACTTCTTAGTTGTATCAACTACAATTGGTCGTTGAACTTTAGTGTTACGAAACTCTATTTGGGCTTGACGGTCATCAGATAAGAACCATTTTTTAATTTTGTTTAACTGACTTGCTACGTGTCTTTTACCAAGAGTAGTGTCAATTTGTAACATTCTTCTTGTTACTTCTGCTTCACGGAACTGTCTAGCCTGAACATAAAGGGAAGCAAAGTAGTTAGGGTTATCTGGGTTTAATGTTTTCCAGCCGTAAGAAGTATATCTTTCGCTTTGCATTAAAGGGTTACGTATTTCTTTTTTCTGCTTTTGTGCAGCAGATACTAACTTTGGTCCTATTGAACCTAGTGCGCCAGACTTGTAACCTTTAAAAATTAAATCGCCAACAATGATATCTTCTTTACCTTGAGTATATTTGTTGGTTTTGCCACCAAGTTTTTGTTGTGCTTTATTAACAGCAGTTAATACTTCACCATAAAATTCTTGTTGTTTAGTTAGTTGTTCTGTTAAAGGTTGTAGTTCTTTTCTTAACTCTTTAACTTCTGCTTCTAAAACTTTAATACTGTCAAGAGTTTTTTGTTTACGGTTAGCCTTATTGTTAAAAGCAATTATCTTATTTTCTAAATCAATTCTTTCTTGAAGTAGAGCATTATACTTTTTAACATTAATTGCTTTATCGCCTGTTCGTATTTCATAAAGTTCTTCATTGATTTTTTTTACTTTATCAACTACAGGTTTTAATGTTTTTCGTTCTTCACGTAATGTTATTTTAGTATCTATTATTTCAGAAAGTTTACTTTGTGCTGTGTTTAACTTTTTTTCAACGTTAGAGTGTTGTGCTCTAACAATTTCTAAATCACTTTTCTGCCATTTAACAATGGACTTCCAAGAACCTAATGTTGTTTTAGGTGCAGGTAAACCTAACTCTTTGGCTAAAAGAAACTTCTCTACACGATTACCAACAACACCATGATAAAAGTTATTAGCAAAATTCTTAGAACCTTTGGCTAATCCCATACCAATTTCTAAAAGACTATTGTTGTAAAGTGCTGTACGGATTTCACCTTCAATTACGTTACGTTGTGGGTAAGCAAAACGTAGTAATGTTGCTGGTCTCCATACTGCATCAAATGCAAAGTATGCTCCTTGAAGGAAACTTTTTGCTTTGTAAAGCCCAGAAGTAAATGTGGCTAATTCGCTTTTAGCAAACTGTTGATACAGTTTAATATCCAACATTGGCATTGCGTCGCCTAGTTGTGAACTTAGTGTTGGGTCAGTGAATATCCATTCACCATCACTGTATGCAAAAAGTTTTGTACGATAGTGTTCTAAAACACTGTTTCTTCTTTGGTCTAGTTCCCATTTAATTATGTCTGACAAAGTTGTTGCAGGACCTGAACCGTCTGGTTTCTTTATACCTTTAGCAAATACTTCGTTTGCTTCGTCAGGTGTTAGTTTTCTGTCAAGACCAAGTTCTTTGTTGATTGCTTTAACTGCTTGGTTTTCAATCTTGGTAATGATAACAATTCTGTCAGCATCTGTTTGTGCTCTAAGGTATTGGTTAAGTAAGTTTCTTTTAACTTGTGTACCTTTAGCGTTTCTCCAAGGTTGCACTTTGTCCATGAATGCTATTAGTTCATCTGATGAACCTGATGAGCCGATACCTTTGAATGGTATCCAACCTGAAGGTTGTTGTAAACCTGACCAACCTAATACTCTTACAGGGTAATCAAAGATTGTTGATTTGAAAACTTTGTTAGTCCATTCAAGACCATCAATTTTTTCTGTGAATCTGTCGTTAAGGAATGTTTTAGTTTTTGTTTCAACAATTTTTGCTCGAACGTTTTCAACTAAAGAAGAAGGTGATGGGGTTATTGCCCTGGTTCCAAGGAACGGTGATTCAATAATGTTATCTTGTACACGGTTAAGTACGCTTCTTAAACTAGCGTTACGTGTTTTAACATCTTTAAGAATGTCGTCGTATTTTAAACCTAGTTCTTTGTCTTGTAAAAGCATTTTGTTAACGTCACCGTCATAACGTAAATCTGCTAATGCTTGTATACCAAACTTTGTTTTATCTTTTGAACTTTTAAATGCTGGTTTTGAAACTCTGTCAATAATATCACTGATTGATGCTGCTTCTTTTTCTAAAAACTTTAATGCAGCAGGGTCACCAAACATTGCTTTCATAGTGTTTTCAGCAATTGGTCTGGCTTTGATACCATAGCCATGAGACCATGAAGTCTGATGCACCTGTTGAAAATTTTCCTATTAGTTCTTCATCAAATGCTTTACGGCGTTGTTCTTCGTTATAGATATCAAAGTCTCTACGTCCACCTGTTGGTACATTGAAACCTAAATCTTCTGCAACATTTAATGCTTGTCTTGGTAGATTAAATGGTGCAATATCTGATGCACCAAATAGTGCTTGTGATGGGGAAATTTTTTGTGCAGGTCCACGATATGTTTCTGCAATGTCAGATATTTGAAACCCATCTTTGTATGCAGGATTATCTTTATCTGTAAGAAGTGCTGCTGTTGACAGACCAGCACCTGCGGCTTGTGAAACTTGAGCCATTTTGTTTAATACGCTGCGTCTTCTTGTACCTTCTGGTGCTGCGTATTCTAAAGTTTCACCAAGTAATGCTTTGCCTGTTTCAATTCTTTTATCAATTTGTTGGGCAACTTCGGCTGGGGTATTAAAGTTTCTTTCAATAAAGTCAGTGAAGTCGTTAAGTAAACTCATTCAGAGTATTCCTTTGTTAAAATATCTATAATGTTTTGGTGGTCGTCTGGTGTTAAACCGTCTGCGTGTGCTAGTCCCCAAGCCAGACCACCGTTGTCAAAACCGAATGCGTCAAGGTATTTTGAAAAATTTACTGCCCAATTTGTTACTTCGCCAGGCATTATAAACTCCGTAAATATTTTACAAAGTTATTTAATGTGATTGGTGCGCCTTCTTGGTTTGCTGCATTTTCAATCATTGGTAAGTATTGTGTTAGTCTTTGCAAGTCTTGTTTACGTGGGTTATCAGGTCTGCCTGATGCAATGTTTAAACCAACTTCTGTTGGTCCTGGTCCCTCACCAAATGGCATTCCAACTTCTGGTGCTTCGTTTGGTCTTTCAGTTGGTGCAGTAATTGGTGTTAGTTGTGAAAAGATTGATTGTTTTGTTTGTGTTGGTGTGGCTTGTGCAACTTTACCAGCCATTGGTGCGCCTCTTTGTTGGTCTAATGTTGCTTTACCTTCACCATATTTTCCACCAGCATAGTAACGCATGGCTTGCTTTGAAGGGTTTTGGTCTGTTCTTTTAGACTTGTTGCCAATACCTGATACAACTTCTTTAGCCATTTATTGTCCTAGTTGTGAAAGTAGTTCTTGTAATCCTGCTGGTGCTTGCTGTGGTTGAGGGGCCTCTGAGGCGGCTTGACCAGGAGCAGAGGGGACGGTTTGCTCAACTGGTGCCATTGGAGGTACCTCAGAAGCAACTTGTGGGGTAGGTGCTGCAGGTTCAGGTGCAACAGGGGCGAATACTTCGCTCACTGCTGTTTCTATTGCAGTACCTTTTTGGCGTGCTTTAATAACTGCAGCCATCTTCATTGCTAAGTCTGAGGGGTCTTGTCCTTGTGCTGTCATTTGTGGTATTGCTTGAGCAAGTTGTGACATTGCTGTGTTTAAGTTGTCACGCATACGTTGAACATCTATTTCTTGTTGTTCACCTGTTACGTTCATTGACCAAGGTAGTTCGCGCATCACAAAATCTCTTGATACTAGGTCTGCACCTAGTGCTTGTAGTGAGAATATTAGTGCACGACTTGGGTCAAGTCCTGACATTAAACCGTAACGTACTTGAATACCATAATCACCGTTAATATCTTTACGTGAATCATAGTCTAATTCAAATTTTGCACCACCAGATGTGGCTGAAATCTTCTTTGTGCCAGGGAATAGTCTTTCATCCATTTTGAAACACAGTTGCATAACATCTTCAAATGTGTCTGAAAGGATTTGTTGCCCTGTTTTTACTTGTGTGTCAAATGCACCAAGTAATGCTTGCACACCTTGTCCTGTAATGATGGATGCATCAATGTTTCCTGAACGTCCTTCAGGGTAACGTGCTCCCATTCGCATTTCTTGTTGCAATAATGCTGCTTCTGTGAACGCAGCAGGTGGAACCTCTAAGCCTACACGGCGAATGTTCTGCGGCTGAGCAGTTCTAAGTATTGCATCAGGTCCAAAAGCGAACTCTTGAACATCATTTGGTACAGCAAGTGGTGCGTTGATTGATTTCTCTGCAGCATCCATTGCCAATTGAGCAAAACGTGCGCGTGCGATTTGTACCCATAGTACATCATCGAATTGTCCGCGTGGTTCGTCATCAATTCCTGGTCTTCTTGCTACACGAACCATGACTTCACCCATTGGGTTGTCACTTTGTGCTAAAACAAGGTTACCTCTGTTAGGTAAGTATAGTAAGATTACGTCTTTGTCTTCGTAACGAATCATTTCTAGTTCACTGTATAGGTCTATTTCACCTATTTTGTATCCGTTGAGGATTTCTGATTCGTATTCTGGGAATTCTGCTAGTAGTTCTGCAATAATTTTTCTGTAACGTTTAGTAAATGATACGACTCTGCCGTATCTGTCGTATTCTGGGTATGAACCTAAAGGGTTTTCCACACGAATACGTGGCATGTTGGCTTCTTGGTCTGCTTCAACAACGATTGGTAGGAAACCGTAGGTGCCGTACCAGTCTGCGCCTTGATACATTTGTGTTTGTAGGCGTGAGAATTGTACATAGTTGTTTGCGATAAGTGTTTTTGTGTCAGCAAATTTTTTGGCACGGTCACTAATGTTGCTTGATGTGCAGTTAAATGATGGTAATGGTGCTAGTACCTCGCTGACGTCGCGTGCGGCAACGTCAACGAAGTTTGCAATCATAGCCTTTGTTGCACCTTCAGGGAACATTTCAGGGAACACGTTAACAAGGTTGCCTCGGCGTACTTCTAAAACGTCACCCATGCGTGCATCGCGTGATGCGTTACGGCGTTTTAGAGCCTCAACTTTATTTGCTATCTGTGTTATGTTTAATGACACTACTTACCTCTTTTAAATTTTTGATTTCTTTTGAAGTCAAGATTGATTTCACCACGAGAACCGTACTTCTTTTGTCCTTGTTCAGCACGTTTTAGTGCTTGTTGAATTGTTTTGGTGTTTCTTTTACCAGGTTCAACAAACTTTAAGAACGGTGAGTCAGGGTTATTTACTTTTTTTTTACAGTTGGGTTATACTTTTCTGGAAACTTTTTTCTTAATGAATAAGTTCTACCAATGTTTCTTTCAAGTTGTGATGTTGGTTTGCTAGCAGGTGTAGTTCTTTTAGGTCCCTTTGAACCACTTAAAGCCTTTTGCATTTTAGAAAGACCTTTAGCGTCTTTGATACCTGTTGCTTTACGTTTAACAATATTTTTTGCTACTTGTTTAGCAGCACCACGTGCGGCTGCTCTTCCAGCAACACCAGCAATAGCACCAACAATTGGTGGGATTACAGGTATTACTTTTGGTGAAGTTTTCTTTTTAGGTTTCATTATTGTTTCCTATCCGTAGTATGTTTCTTGTTGCTGTTCAGCGAACGCTTCATCTAAGTCTACCACATATCTTGTGTTCAACTGTTTAGTTGAATGCCATCTGGACTGCATATATTTTTGACCTGAGTTATTTCTTTCAACCCATTCCCTGGTCACAATTTCGCAGAACCATAAAGCCATTATCATGTCAAATGGTTGACCTTTTTTCATGTCTGGTTTCCAGACAATCAATTGGTTTATTAAAGCCTTTATTCCTTCACTACTTGTAGTGGAAGGTAAATCTATGAGGTTGGAGTTTCTAACGAATTTGTTTTCGCTAGACGTTCCAAACAGAGGAGCCATCGATGCAACCCCAAAATCGACGTCCCATTTGTTGTTACCAGTGAAGTGCTCACGAAATACGATTCCACGAGAAGCAAGAAAATCACGTATCGCTTCGTCTTTCGTAAGGAATAACTGAAACGCATTTTTCTCCACAACAATCACGTTAGGTTGATATTTTATTGCCCAGTCCTCAATCAAGTCCCTGATTTTGGCTGGGGTTGGTTCGGTCATGTTCACTGCGTCAAGGATGTAACGTTGTTTTGTTTCAACGTCTACAGCAACTATAACGGCTGCTGTGGCACCAGACATTGCAGGGTCCATGCCCATAACAATTCGGAAGTTTCCGTTAGCAGGATGCCCAGGTAAACCTAAACGTATAGGACCTGTTTTACGCATACCGTTAACTGAACCTTGTACACATACAGGTGGGAATATGGAATCCTGTTCAACATCTTGTTGCTGGTATACCATAGCCCAAGTTTGGGGTGTGACTTCTGAGCGACGTTGGTAAAGCGCAGGACCATCCCACTTAGGATATAATCCATCAGAATCAGGTGTGGTGTCCTCGTCACCGTCCCAAGGACGGTCGCTTCGAGACCAGAGCGTCACCCAGTCGTCACTTTTGTCCGCAACCTCAAGAACTGCTGGCATAGCCAAATAGGTGAAAGGGGTTTTGCCCCCAGACCAATGTTCTGGATTGCGAAGTTCACGGTACAAGTCATTAGATGCAATGCGTGTACCAACAATAAGAAGTTTACCGTTTTTACCTAAACGTGTAATAACTTCCTGCTGTAACCACTTGATTTGCTTTTCCCACTCATGGGCGTTAGCACCAGTGATACAGTCGTCAAGAATAATTAAATCGGCGCGTGCACCGTAAATTTGTCCACCCATACCCAAGGCTTGAATCGTTGGGTCCTTTTCAGAAGAGTCCCTAGCCTCAGCACCAAGGTACACTGTGTCAGTGCGCCAAGTATCGGCGTCCTCTTCCCAACCACCATCAGGACCGTACATGGTTTGCAGTTTTTGCCACCTAGGGTGGGACAGTCTTTGCTTAATAGCGTACACAAATTCGCGTGCCTTATACAAAGTCTTAGACACAATGATGATACGAATATTAGGATTAAGCGCAATCCTATAAGTTGAATAGTTAATGGTCACAGTAGTAGACTTAGCATGCTCAGGTGGAATATTAATCAACACCCTATTCTGCGAAGCAGGTTCATAAACCATAGAATCATGCAACCAGGCAGGTTCCCCTTTTTCCAACAAAGAAATAAAATTCTCCTGATGGGGAAAAACCTTCATATCTAAATACTGCTCAGAAAACTCTTTAAACGTTATATCAAACTTTTCAGCAGACTTCTTACCAGAACGCACCTCATCCCTAGAGATACGTGCATCATCCAAAAGTTCCCGAAATTTTTTATCAGTCTTAGTCCAATACTTGACCGTGTCAGACTTAACCCCAGCCACCTTACAAGCATCAGCCACCGTCATACCAGACCCTAAAGCCTTAAGGAAATCATCCTTATGCTGGGCACTCAAAGCCCTAGTATGGTGGGCATCACCAGGTCTAGCAGACATAAAAAACCACCACTAATATAATATTATATAAGGAAATCGCAACAAGCGATTTCCATTAAACACTACCCCATTCGCCAAGAGCCCAGCGAATGTAATATAAAAAAACCTTACACTATATCTAACCTGTTAGCACACCAAAACCTAACACAATTAAATATAACAAATTAATAACAGGTACATAATCGCAGGTCAAACAACCACAAAAAGTTAAAGAACAGATGAACAGCCCCCTCGTAT